CATTGCTATCCCTCCTGAAGAATACAGTCAATATTATCAACAAAAAGACGTGAAGGTAAAAGTATTATGACAGAGAGTAGTTGGGAATCATTAAAGTTACGCAGTAAGTATCATTTTAAAAATGATGTATTTGACACTGAGTATGATACAGTAGAACACATAGGAGTAATAAGCCCTGGTTGGTCAAAAGAAGAAATCGATACGATTGTTAGTGAGTCAAAAGAAGCGACTTGGCGTACACGCGGCAATCCTGCAAAAGAATCGAAAGTTAGAGGTGAGGAAGAATTTCTACAAGAAGACTATGACTTAGAGAAGACTGGTTATGGTATTGATTACGTTGTCAGTAATCTTAACTGGGACGTACCCAAAGACTTACTAGACGTAGCAACCGCATTTGGATTAGATGACATGATGACTAGAGTTCATGTTCAGCATCCAGGTCAAGTGTGGAATCTACACATGGACAAGTTAGAGAAGTGGTGTCCAGAAGATCCAGACAAAGTAGAAAGATACATGATTCAATTAACTGACTGGGAACCAGGACAGTTTTGGGGTTACGGTAACTATAACTTTGCTCATTGGAAAGCAGGAGATGTTACTACATTCAAATGGCAAGACGTTCCTCATTGTACAGCAAACGCAGGACATCATCCACGAGTTACTTTACAAGTAACAGGTGTTCGTACAGATAAATCTATTGAGTTTATTAAACAGTTAAAGACAAACGGTATCTAGTTACTAGAACGTTTGTCAACGTCATCACATATAGATTTAGCTAGACTACTACCACTATCCTTGAATACAAAAGGAAAAATAGCATGAATGATGACTGCAAATCCAGTGACTATCATGCGAGTGCCATACTTTAATGCACATACTAAGTGTGTGATATAAGACTCTCCAAGAGAGTGAGGGTGTTCAGTAAACTTACTGAAAAATGTGGTTATTTTGTTCGCCATATATCTTAATATATTTGCCGGCAATCTCATCCGCTTGTGATTCTATAGGAGAGCCTGGATAACTTGAACCAGGGGTAATCATACCCTTTTCTCCTTGACGAATATGAACTAACTCGTGGAATACTGTTCTGAGAATATCAACTAAGTTTCTATTGCCATAGACCCAAATCTCATCAGATCCTACTTCATGTCTACCTGTGTGATGACCTTCTTGTGCTTCTTCTGTGTCATAACTTAACTTGACTGTGGGCAGGCCTTCAACTTTTAAAACTTCTCCCATCCACTTAACGGCTTTTATTACTTCACTTTCAATATCTAAACCATCATCAAACATTTCATCAGATGCAGTTAATTGTTTTCTTGCTTTGTGATTTTGTTTCCCGGCCGCCTTTGCGTTATGATAAAGTTTACCTTTTTCATCGACATTGTACTGGTCACTTTTAATCTTAGGTAGTCTATTCTCTAAGTCGTCTAGTGGTGATTCTGTAATAAAGTCTTTTGCTCTCATGTTATTATTTATCAAAAAATGCTTTTGGGAAATGTTTTACTTGACTTTGACCGCATTAAATATTATAATAAACAGTGAAAGACAACAGGCACAATGAACGAATCTACTACAACGAGAACGGTATGATAATCCCACACAGTGAAAAAGCAGAACATATTATATGGGAACTAGAACACGAAATGAATCACCCTAGAAATAGTGGTTATACAGGTTCTGATATGAAAAAACGTCTATGGGATATTAAAATGAAAGTAGACAAAGCATTAAAGAACGCTCCAGAATATGTCGGAGATCCAGACTATCAAGCAGAATGGTTAGTTGAACGATTAAAAGGTAACGTATGAAATTAGGTATTATAGGAAATGGATTTGTTGGTTCAGCAGTAGAATATGGATTCAGTGTAGACACTGAACAATTCATAGTAGACCCTAAGTTTAATGATAACACACTACAAGACTTAGTTAATCGGAATGCAGAAATAACATTCGTATGCGTGCCTACTCCACAACAAGATACTCATATGGATGTAGATACTAGCATAGCACGTACAGTGTTACAAGAACTAAATGAGTTAGAATACAAAGGCGTTGTAGTAGTTAAATCTACTATCACTCCGCATCATCTAAAGCAGTTTAAGACACTTTACAGCAACTTACGACTAGTATATAACCCTGAGTTCTTAACTGAAGCAAATAGCAAACAAGAGTTTATTAATCCACATATGCAAATACTTGGTGGAGAATTACAAGACTGTATAGAAGTAGAACAAGCATATATCAATCACAGCAAAGTTAAAATTGTACCCACATTTAAGACAGACTTAACAAGTGCTAGTATGATCAAATACACAATTAACAGTTGGTTAGCAACGAAAGTATCATTCTTCAATGAGTTATTTCATCTACACCAATCAAGTAATGCAGAGACATCATGGGAGCAGTTCACAGATATGTTGAAACGTGATCCAAGGGTAGGAGACAGTCATATGCAAGTCCCAGGACCAGATGGTCAGTTCGGATTTGGAGGACATTGTTTCCCCAAAGATACAAAAGCATTGCTATATTATTCTAAACTAGAGGGTGCGCCTCTAGCATTGTTAGAACAAGTCATCACACAAAATGATGACAATAGAAACGGGTAATGTCACCCAAAAAATGCTTGACAGTGTGCAGTTAATCCTGTATACTATGCATATAGATTTACATTCAATTACAGGAGATACAAATGGCAGCAAAATACTTTAATCCAGAACAGGTTAACAAACTGAAACAACTGATCAATGAAGGCATGGGTGTCATGCAAGAAGTTGAGACACTTAACGGCGGCCTCGCTGATACAGTAAAGGCAATCGCAGAAGAATTAGAGATCAAGTCTTCTATTCTAAAGAAAGCGATCAGGATTGCTCACAAAAGCAAACTTACTGATACGAATGCTGACCACGAGCAACTAAACGATATATTGGAGACAGTTGGTAGGACTATTTAATGCCGAGACTAGTCTCTTTTGGATGTTCATTTACATACGGTCACGGGTTACCTGATTGTCATGTAGAACCTGATCTTCCAGGTAATGCCCCTAGTAAACATGCATGGCCCAATCTATTAGCAAAAAAGTTGGGCTATGATTGTTTAAACCTATCTGTTTGTGGATCAGGAAATTATCAAATATTACTAGATATCTTACGAACAGACTTTAAACCAGACGATGTAGTTGTAATAGGATATTCGTATTTTACCCGTTTTAATTATTATCAAATGATTGATAAAATTGGTGAAGGTATTTCTTCATCATCTGTGCCTGACGAACATAAAAGAATATTACTTAATGACTTAAATGTCAAGTATTATGATGAAAAAGTATATTGGTCCAATTGGCTAGCAATACAACACGTAGAACTATTGTTAAACTCTAAAAATATAAAGAATTATAGTTTTCTTAATATACCAGGCGGACCAGGCAGGCCAGGCGGTGAGGTAGAAAACAAACCTGATTTGATAGAATTGGATAATTTTCTTAACACTATACGAGTGATGCATAAGGATAAAGCATTGGACAAAGAACACCCAGGAATAGAGACTCATCGGTTGCAATCAGAACAACTTTATAGTATAATAGAACTATGAGTTATGTTGATGCAATACACGATAAATCTGCGGAGAAAATCCATGTCGTAGAACGTAGTCCTGAAGGCGATCGGATATTCAAAGAATATCCTACTAACTATGTGTTATATTATGAAAACCCCAAGGGTAAGCATCGTTCATTGTACGGCACTGCTGTTACTAAGTTTTCATCTAGGAAACAACAAGAGTGGGAGAAAGAGAAACGTATCCATTACGGAAAACGTTTGTTTGAATCTGATATTCCTATTACCTTTAGATGTCTGAGTGAGAACTATCTTGGAGTAGAGGCTCCGAAACTGCATAAATGCTTTTTTGATATTGAAGTAGACTTTGATCCTGCAAAAGGATTCTCTCCTCCGAGTGATCCTTTTAATCCAGTTACTGCTGTCAGTCTATACCTAGACTGGCTCGATCAACTGATATGTTTAGCAATTCCACCACCGCACATGACGTATGAGACTGCACAGGAAGCAATTGCAGACTTTCCTGATACAATGCTGTTTAGAACAGAGAAAGAATTGTTTGATGCATTCTTTGCTTTGATTGAAGATGCTGATGTACTGTCAGGTTGGAACTCAGAAGGATATGATATTCCATATATGGTGAATCGTGTTACACGTGTGATGTCAAAAGATGACACTCGTAAATTCTGTCTGTTAGGTCAGTTTCCCAAGAAAAGAAAATATGAACGATTCGGCAAAGAAGAAGAAACGTTTGACTTAGTAGGTCGTGTTCATTTAGATTATCTTCAACTCTACAAGAAGTATAACTACGAATCTCGTCACAGTTATAAACTAGATGCAATTGGCGAGTTAGAAGTAGGTGAGAAGAAGACTGAGTACGAAGGATCACTTGATCAGTTATACAACAAAGACTTTAAGAAGTTCGTTGAGTATAACAGACAGGACACAATGCTACTCAAAAAACTAGATGACAAGTTACAGTTTATGGAACTTGCTAATCAGTTAGCACATGAGAATACTGTATTGCTTCCGACTGTGATGGGTTCAGTGGCCATGATTGAAATGGCTATAATGAACGAAGCACATGAACAAGGTGTCGTTGTTCCTAACAAGATTAGACAGAACATGAACACAGTCAGTGAAGGTCAAGCGGCTGGCGCATATGTTGCAACTCCTAAGAAAGGATTGCATGAATGGATAGGCTCTATCGATATCAACTCGCTGTATCCTTCAGTGATACGAGCATTGAACATGGCGCCTGAAACGATTGTAGGACAAGTAAGACAGACTATCACAGAACAATACATGGATGAGAAAGGTCTTGAACTTGCAAAGGCAAAGCCTAGATATAAAGAAGGTGACCCGCCGGTAGAAGGTCCTGTCTTATGGGAAGGACTTTTCGGCTCACTAGAATATACAGCAATTCTTAACCAAGAACGCGGTACGATGCTATGGATTGATTACGAAGACGGCAGAGAAGCAGAAATGAGTGCGGCACAGATATGGAAGATGATTTATGATTCTAACAATCAATTTATTCTAAGTGCTAACGGTACAATCTTTAGATATGATCAAGAGGGTGTGATTCCCGGGTTGTTATCTAAATGGTATTCTGATCGTAAAGTCATGCAGGCTAAACTCAGGGAGTCTACTACAAAGAAAGATATTGATTACTGGGACAAGCGTCAGTTGGTTCGTAAGATTCTACTGAACTCAGCATATGGTGCACTTCTTAATGAGCATTGTCGATTCTATGATAAACGTATAGGACAGTCTGTTACATTGACAGGGCGAAGTGTTACTAAGCACATGTCAGCCTACGTTAACGAGATAATGACTGGAGTATATGATCATACAGGTGACTCGATGATCTATGGTGATACTGACTCGTGTTATTTCTCTGCATGGCCCATGCTAAAAGATGATCTACCCCAAGATATGACATTGGAAGACAAGAAGCAAACGTTTATTGATTTGTATGAAAACATGGCTGAACAATGTAATGTATCATTCCCTGGCTTTATGGAGAATGCGTTTCATTGTCCTCGTAATAAAGGTTCGATCATCAAAGGGGGCAGAGAAGTTTGTGGAGACAGAGGATTGTTTATCACTAAGAAAAGATATGCAATTAATATATATGATGCTGAGAACAAACGTACTGACATGCATGGTGCGATGAAAGTTAAAGCAATGGGACTTGATCTCAAACGAGCAGATACTCCTAAGTATGTACAAAACTTTTTATCAGTCGTACTAGAAATGGTCCTAGCAGGAAAAGGTCGAGAGGATGTTATTGAGAAAGTCAAAGAGTTTAAACACATATTAGGTGAGCAGGACTCTTGGACAAAAGGATCACCGAAAGGTGTAAACAAACTGACTTCTTATACTCAGTTAGAAAAGAAATCTAAGACTGGTCGAGCAAACATGCCCGGACACGTGAGAGCGGCGATGAATTGGAATACTCTTAAAAGAGTGCATGGAGACAACTACTCAATGGAGATCATGGATGGCTTTAAAGTTGTTGTATGCAAACTTAAAACTAATGCGTTAGGCTATACAAGTATTGCATATCCAACAGATCAACTTAGACTGCCTAAGTGGTTCCAAGAACTTCCGTTTGATGATAACTTAATGGAATCTACGCTAGTAGATGAAAAGATCAGCAACTTGCTAGGAGTTCTTAAATGGGACTTAAGAGCAAATACAGACACCAACTCAACGTTTGATGAGTTATTCACTTTCGGGTAAATCAATTGTTAAAACACTTGCTTTACTCAAAAAAACCAGATATAATACACAGTATATCTACCTAAATACTTTAAAGAGGAAAATACATGAAAGATAATTTATTAGACATCATCGGTTACACGCATAGTCTAGGCATCATTGATCTGGTAAAGATCGTGGGAACTGATACAGAAACTGAAATACATTCAATCGCAGAAGACAAATCTGTTATTGTGACGGGCAAAACTAAAACACCAGTTGCTGACTTTATAGGCACATTCGGTATGCCGAATCTGACTAAACTAAAGACTATTCTCGGTTTTGATGTCTACAATGATGACAGTGCTGTCATCAGCATGACCCAGTCAACTAAAGATGGTAATGAAGTACCGAGTGCGATGCACTTTGCAACGAAAACAGGTGACTTTGTTAATGACTATCGATTAATGTCACAAGCATTGATTGAAGAAAGAGTAAGAAATGTTACCTTTAAAGGTGCTAATTGGGACGTAGAATTTGAGCCTACAATCGCAGGTATTATGCGTTTGAAAATGCAGGCACAAGCAAACGCAGAAGAATTGAACTTCACTACTAAAACAGAAGACGGTGATCTTAAAATCTTCTTCGGTGATCCTTCAACTCACTCAGGCAACTTTGTGTTTCAACCTATGGTAACAGGTGTTTTGACTAGATCATGGCAGTGGCCTGTTAAAGTCTTCTTGTCAATTATGGATCTTCCAGGTGACAAGACTGTGCGTATCTCTGATCAAGGGGCGGCACAGATAACAGTAGACAGTGGCTATACTGTTTACGAATACTTACTCCCTGCTCAGGCTAAGTAAGTATTAATGAAGCGACCATATGATTTCATTTATTTTATTGGAGATAGTTTCACTTACGCAATAAGTCAAGCAGACGACCTGCTTAGTGAAGTTAATGTGAATAATAGATTTAGTCAGCTGGTCGCCGATCATTACAAGTTAGAGCATGTCAATCATGCTGTAGCCGGAACAAATAATCAGTATATTGCAAGAACACTTCAGGATAACATGATAGAATATTCGTTACAGGATAAAAATCCTTTAGTCGTTGTTTCTTACACTGATCCTGCCAGACAAGAAGTCTGGGATAATGCTAAGAATATGGCAAAATCTGCAAGTCAGGATGATTCTTGGTATAAAGATTGGCTTGTAGATGGATTTGATTGGGAACACTTTAACAAGATTGCCCAATATCATATAAATTCATCACGTTTTTTGTTAAAATACTTAGAGTTTGATTTTGTAGAGATATTTACTACGGAAGACGGGAAGTCAAGCAATGAAACACTTGAGCAAACACTCATAAAGATTGCAGGTGAAAAAGGATTATTCACCAGTGTTACTCATACTGGTCTAGGACATCTTAATCTTTTAGGTAATAAAATAGTAGCAGATACACTCATTAATAAAATAGATGAATTATATGGATAAAAATATGGCAGAACAGATCGATCTTTCAAAAGAGCATAAGCCCGATTGGGCCCTGTTCTTGCCTGCAGTCAGTAGTTTTTTCATTACTGGACTAGGTAAGCAAAGAGATACAACTACTGAGGATTACTTCCCTCAAGAACGTATCCCTGCAGGGTTCAACGGAGACGTAGAAAGTCTTAATTTCTTAAACTCTAAGAAAGGTCTGTTCACTTATAAGTGGGGATTGTATTCTGCTGGCCATGCAGACTTAGATATAACTAAGGACATTCCTGCTGAATCTATCATCCGTGATAGAGAAGAGGGTACGTTTATGTTAGGCGATTCGGGTGGCTTCCAGATTCTAAAATGTCAGTGGCCCGCTGATTGGAAAGACCCGAATTGCCCACGTGCAATGAAGCAACGTATAAAAGTTTTGAAGTGGATGGATGCGTACATGGATTATGGCATGTGTTTAGATATACCTTCACAGTCATTAAGTACATATCATGTTAAAGGTAAAGATGGTAAATCAGTACATGGTATTCAAACAATCGAAGAAGCAATGATTGCTACACACATTAACAATGATTATTTCATTCATAATCGTAGTGGCGCTTGTAAATTTCTTAATGTATTACAAGGTCTAAATCATACTCAGTCTGATGAGTGGTATGAGCAAATGAAAGTCTATTGCGATCCTAAAGCATACCCAGACAATCACTTTAATGGTTGGGCGTTTGGTGGTCAGAACAAGATTGATATTCATTTAACATTGAAACGTATTGTAGGAATTATACATGATGGTTTACTAGAACAAGGCAAGCATGATCTAATTCATTGTCTAGGTACATCTATTTTAGAATATGCTGTCCTGTTCTCTGATATACAAAAAGCAGTAAGAAAGTATCACAATCCTGATCTTCAGATTACATTCGATTGTGCATCTCCTTTCTTTGGTGCGGCTAAAGGTTTAGCATACTTTAACTCTAATATGGAACACAATACGAAGTGGACTTACTCTATGGAGAAGACTGCTGAGAACAAAGATTTTGATACAGATGTGCGTAAGTTCAGTGATGCTGTTCTGGCAGAAGGAATACATCAGAAGTTCTCTGATTCCCCTGTGACTGACGCAATGGTTATGAAAGACCTTTGTTATCGTGGTAAAGGTTTCTTAAACAAACATGGTAAAGAAACGAAAACAAGTTGGGACACTCTCAGTTATACATTGCTTCAAGCACATAATGTTTATCAACATATGTTTGCAGTACAAGAAGCAAATCGACAGTATGACAAGGGGAGTGTCCCCGCAATGTTGATGAATGAGACATTTGAACGTGTAAGATTTGGAGACATCGTTGATGAGATATTTGCACTTAACGATAGGCAAAAGTCATTAGATTTAATTGAGAAGCATAGTAAGTTTTGGATGCAAATACAATCAGGATCACAAGGATACTCGGGCAAAAGGGCAGTGAATGCAGGCACGATGTTTGATCAACTTTTTGCGGTAGAGGATGAATCACCTATAAATACAGATGAAGAATTAGAAGATAGTGATGATCTGATGAATGATGTGGAAGCATGAAAATATTTACGGGTAAATTGATGCTTGACTTACATTGTCAGATGCAGTATCATTACAGTATGGATAAAAGAATATGAGAAGTATTTGGGTAACATTTAGTAAAGAAGGTATACATAAGTATCCTGCGGCATTAACTGATCCTAAATTAGCAACTGGCGACGAGTTTGACGTTAGTTTTTTAGGCTATCCGCATAGACATACATTCTTTTTCAAAGTGTGGATAGAAATATTCCATGATGATAGAGATATCGAATTCATACAATTTAAGAGATGGTTAGAAAAACTGTACGGAAGTGCAGAACTACAATTAGACTACAAGTCATGCGAGATGATTGCAGATGACTTAGCGGCACAGATACAAGAAACGTATCCGGGTCGTTACATTAAGATTTCAGTAGCCGAAGATAACGAAAACGGTTGCGAAATAGAGTATCCAGTGGATACTATGGCAAATATACAACAATATGGAGAATAGAATGACAGAAGTACATTTACAAATCAAGGCAATGATGGAAGAGTACCTA